AATCAAGGACTAATATAATGGCATTTAATTTAAAAGGATTACTACAAGACGAAGAATTTTTATTAGGAGCTGGACTTTTAACTGCTGGTTCAAAAGGTCAAAGTCTTAGTGAGGGTTTAATGCCATCTTTGATACAAGCTGGTAAAATAAAAAAAGCATTTACTCCAACAATTAAAAAAACAAAACAAGCATTTGATAATGTTTTAGGTAAAAATGTTTTTGTAACTGATGCAGAAATTGCTAGTATGCCTACAAGATTTACTCCAATAGATAAAAGTCAAAATATTAGCTTTAATACAGAAACAGGAGAAGTTAATATAGGATCTGCTTCAGGTGCTAAGTTAAGAGAAAAAAATCAAATTAACGATTCAAGAGCTGCTAAAATGTTGCAAGGAACTTATGGTTATTTAAACGATTTTATTCCAAAAATGCAAGACTCAGCAGCTAAAACACCATCTGGTGCTGTTGGTGGAACTGTTGCTTTTATAGATACACTTTCAGATCAATTTAATCAATTAGGAGAATTTACTGGAATTAAAAATTCTAAAATATCTTTTGGTTCTGATACAGATAAATTTTTAGCATCAAAAGGATTTAAAAAAGATGCTGCTAATTATGCTAAACTAAAAGGTTCAGTTACAAAACTAGGATATTCTTTAGCAAAAATTGAAGAACCTGACAATCCAAGATTATCTGAGGGTGATGTTCTTAGACAATTAGACAGAATTAATTTTGGTGGATCAAGAAATCAATTTGTTAATTCTTTACAAGGAATTTTAGAAGATGAATTTATTGCTGGAAAAGCAAAATATAGAATGTTAAATCCTAAAGGTGAATGGGGATTTGAAGATCCAAGAAAAAAATCTACAACAAATAATAAAAATATAACTAACAACAATAATCAAGTTATTGAAGAAGATATTTTAGGTTATTTTAAATAATGAAAAGTATATCACAATTTAAAGAAGAAAATCCCATTTATCAAAATGAGCCAGATGTAAAATTAGCATCTTTTATTTATGATAAATATTATAAGGATAGAGGTGTTGATGAAGATGATTTTTTTAAACAAGCATTTCCAAATATTTCTGAAAGAAAAGATACAGCTTTAGAACAAACTTTATCTCCTGAAGTAGATGGAATTATATCTCCTGATGACGAAATGTTAAATCAGGAAAGAATACAAAACATAAACTACAGACCAACTGTAAAAGATATAGCAATTGAAAATGATATTGGTACAGAAACAGGAGCTTCAGCAAATGCAAGGTTTGCTCAATCATTAGGTTATGACGATAAAAATAAAGCTCTTGCTATTAAAAATGTTTTATCAAATTTATACAAACAAGACATTACAGTAAGAACAGGATCTAACACAGGTGAATTAGAATTTTTAAATCCTGAAACTAAAAAATTTGAATTAGTAAATAAACCTGGTGTTGATCTTGGTGATTTTACTGGTCAAGGTGGAAATGCTATGGTTATCTTGCCAGACATAGCTGCTACTATTGCTACTACTGTTTATTCAGGTGGTAATCTTCCTGCTGGTATAGCTGCTGGTTCTTTTACTGCTGGTGTTATGGAATATTCAAAATATATTTTAGGTAAAGAATTATATGGTATTAACAAAGATATATCTAACGAAGATTTATTAAACAGAGCATTTGTTGCTGCTGGAGTATCTGCTGGATCAGCAGTTTTAGGTGTAGGTGCAGCTAAAGTTATTAAAGCTACAACAAATTTAGTTAAAGGAAGATTTTTACAAGGTAATGATATTGCAGTTTCTAAAGTAGAAGATGATATTGTAAGAGCTGATGCTGTTGCAGATAAAATTAATAATGCTTTAGATGGTGCAAAAATAAAATCAAATCTTAAATTTACATTAGGTCAAGCTGCAAATGATGCTGATATGTTGGCAGCACAAGAATCTTTTGAAAATATAAATAAACTTGGTTATATGAATGAGTTTAGAACATTTAATCAAAATCAAGCTCAAGCATTAAATGATTATTATGGTTTTTTAAAATCTGGTTTTGGCACAAATACTAGAGGTGCATCAGAATTTGAAGCTGGTACTTTAATTCAAGAAGTAATTAAAAAACAAAATCAACCAGTTATAAAAGAATTAATTAAAAAACAATCAGATGCAGAAACTGTCTTAGATAAAGCAGTTATAAGATTGTCAGATGGCAGTTCAAAAGAAACTGGTGTTGCAATAAGATCATCTATTGATGAAGCTGCTAATCTTTATAAAAAAAATGTAGCTGATGCTGCTGATAAATTAGCAGTTGCAGCAAATATTAAGAATGTAAGCACAGATATTATTTATGACACAGTAGAAAGTCTTAGTAAAAAAGCAAAAAATAATTTGTTAAAATTACCAGATACTAAAAATCTTTTTAACAAAGAATTATTAAAAGAGGGAAATGTTAATCCTGAAACATTAAGAAATACAAAATCTACTATACAATCTTTAATAAGAGATAAAGTAGAGGGTAAAGCTGCTGGTGAAACTCCAGAAGTTAAAACTTTACAAACAATCGTAACAGCTATTAATAAACAATTACAAAAATCTGCACCTAAAGAATATACAGATGCTTTAGATGAATTTAATACATTAGTAGTCAACAATAAAAAATTACTTAATAATGAATTAATATCAAAAATTACAAAAATTGATGATAATAGATTAAAAATATTTGGTGATGAAGATTTATTTTCTTTATCATTTAAAAAAGGTTTAAAATCAGATGTGTATGCTAAACAAGTGCATGATGTAATTAAAAACTCACCTGATGCTATGAAAGCATATAAAAATTCTATTAATGATTTTTATAAAACTAAAGTAATTAAAAATGGTAAAATTAATCAAAATGCACATAAATCATTTTTAAAAGATTATGAAGCACCATTAAAATTATTTTTTGATAAAACTGATTTTAATAAAATATCTAAATTAGGTGGTTTTCAAAAATCAGTTGATGATGCAACTTTATTAAGAAACAATACTATTAAGGATATAGAAAAATCTTTTGCTGGTAAATTAGAAAGATTAACTCCAGGTGAATTAGTAGATAAAATTTATAAAGCAAAAAATATAGATGAAATAAGACTTTTAAAAAAAATACTTATAAAAGATCCTGAAGTTTATCAGGCATTTCAAAGAAGTGTATTAACTGATTTAAATGAAAGTATTATAAAATCATCTGATAGACTTGGTATGAAAGTTATAGATGCTTTATCATTTGATAAATATTTATATGGAGCTGGTGAAAGAGGATATAGAGTTGCTTTAAAAGAAATATTTGGAGAAGATTTTGTTGGAAATTTAGAAGTTTTAAACAGAGCATTACAAATTAGTGCAAGACGACAACCACCAAAAGGTATGGGTGTTTTTGGAAGTGCTTTTTCAGATATTATTAGAGCTAGATTAGGACAATTTACTTTATCTGGAAGATTATTTACAGCATCAAGAAGAATATATGCAAAAGCTGCTGAAAGAGTTATGGCTAATGCTTTGCTAAACCCACAAAGTTTAAAAGAGTTAATTCAGTTAAGAAAATTTAAACCAGGTACAAAAGAAGCTATTGCAATTCTATCTAAATTAGATGGATCAATATTTATTAAAGATAACTTAGAAGATGCACAACCTTTTACTGCTATTGCTAATACATTTTTTGGTGATGCTAGAAACGATTAATAATTATGGCTACACAATCTCAAAAAAATTCACAAGACATAATTAAGTTACAAGGCGAAACAAAACTAATTCATCAAAAGATAGACACAATCAAAGACAATCACTTAGCTCACTTAGAAAAAAAGGTTGATAATGTATATAAATTATTGTGGCTCTTAGTAACAATAAGTCTAAGCTCTCTGCTAAACTTCCTATCAAACATACTAAGCTAAGTACAAATGTTAAAGGAACTATTGGTGAGTATCAAGAGATTGTAAATTTAACTAGACAAGGGTATTGGGTAGCAAAGGCTTGTGATCCACAATGTCCTTTTGATTTAGTTGTTGTATCTCCTGATGGTGATATTCAATTGCTAGACATAAAAACTAATACATACAGACAACATATTAAACCATATAGAAGAAAAATTTGGCGAATACCTACCGCCAAACAAAAAAAATTAGGTATCAAAATTAAATTAGTAGATCATGGAAATTAACTATGAATTTAGCAGAACTTTTAAAAAAAAATATAATTTTAATACCAGTAATTGCTTCTCTAGTAGTTGGAACATTTACATCAATTAGATATGTTTTAAATCTAACTTCAACTATTGATGATAGTAAATTAACAATTATCAAATTAGAAAGCGAACTTGAGATCGCTAAAAAAGATATAACTGACATGAACACAAGATTAACTTCTGCTGAATCTACATGGCAGATGGCAGAGAATTTATACAGACAACTTGCAGATCAAGTAAGGGAACACTCTTACGATATTAAAGATTTAAACAGATAAAAGGATTTATGCAACATGGAGATCGCCAAGATGAATTATTATTTTACAGGATTACTTATCTTAGCTCTCACAATACTAGCATTGTTTATAGAACCTGCATATCCTAAAAACGAATATCTTAATGAGTATGGTGTTAGATGTGGCGAAGTAGATTTTAGAGTAGAACAAAGAAACAGAGATCAAGATTATAGAACATCAAACTCTAGCGATTATGATAATGATGAACAAAATTTTAGCATTACTTTTAGAAAATATTTAGGTACAGATTGTAAAACTTCAAAAGAGAATGTAGCAATCAAACAACAATTAGAATTAATGAAGATGTGTGGTAGGGTTAATAGTAATCCTAGCTTAGCTCACAATGAAAATTTTAATTTATTAGTTTCTAAATGTAGAGGTGTTTCTCCAACAAGAGATAACACAAGACCTGATGATTCAAAAAGCCATTGGGATAATTTAAAAGATAATTATAAAAAAGAAAACCCAGACATTAAAGTAATGGGAGATAAATTATTATTACCACCTAAAGATTACAAGATGCCAGTACCAGAATGATTACAGAACAAACACATTTTAAAACAGATTTAAAAACTTTAATTATGATTATTGCTGCAATAGCAATAGCAGTTTGGACTTATAGCGAAATCAATAATAGATTAACTAAGTTAGAAACATCTGAACAATTGATGAAACAAGATTTACTTGAAGCATCAAAACAATTACCGATAGATCAAGAACAATTTATGCTGCTTGAACATATATCATTACAAGTAGAAAAATTAACAACAAGAGTAGATGACATGATGCACAACAAAGTGATGATTGGATCTATTGATAAAGATTTAGATAAAGCATTAAACGATATAGAAAAATTAAAAGATAGTGTTAGAGCAAACATTGGAAAATTAAATGGAGATCATTAATGGAACAAGTAATGGTCATAGCACTTTTACTTTTAGTAAATAACGAAATTAAAGAAGCAAGATTACAACCAGATTTAAGCTCATGCCTTAAAGGTAAGAGAGTTGCTAACAGAAATGTATCAGACAATATTGAATATAGATGTATCAAATCTAAAGCAGAACTTGAAACCAATATAGATGGCTCACAATCAATTAAAAAATTGATTATAGAGTAATGAAAAAATTAAACAAAAAACGCAATCCTTTTGCTAGACAACTTAAACATTTTAAAAAACAAATAATTAAAAGTAAAAAAATTTATAATAGAAAAAAAACAAATGAATTTAATTGATAAATGTTTATTAAAATTTTTTGGTTATATTGATGATATTGCAGCAGTAATAGATAGCTTATTTTTTTCCAAATATAAAAAAAAAGTATTTACGATTAAAGGTAAAAAATATGTTTTAAAAAAACAAAAAAAAAAAGTATGTAAGAATTGCCATTGTAAGTGTCATTGTAAAGATGATTTGCACTTACATTTTTACGATCAAGAATTATGTACTTGTGGAAAGTGTAAATGTACGAAGAAGTAAAAGAAGAAATTAAATTATGTGAGGGTTATGTAAATAAAATTTACAAATGCTCCGAAAATTTTGATACCATATTCTATGGACACAAAGTAACACCTGAAGATACTTATGAACATGGTGTTGAGTACCCAAAAGAAATGGGTGAAGAAGTTTTTGAAAAAGATTTCCAAAGAACATTAGATGCAGCAGAAAGATTGATTGCTGACAGACCAATTAACAATACAGCTAAAGAAGTTATTATTAACATGGTTTACCAAATTGGTGAGGGTGGTGTAAGCAAGTTCAAGCAAATGTGGAAAGCTCTTGATAATGAAGATTATGGAGAAGCTAGTTTCCAAATGCTAGACTCTTTATGGGCAAAGCAGACTCCTGCAAGAGCAGGTAAGTTATCAGGAAAAATGAGATCAGCAAAATTATAGGAGGACATTATGTGGTTTAGTGCGTTTAAAATTGCCTTACAGGCAGGTTCAAAAATATATGCTAATAAACAAAAAAGCAAAATGGCTATGTCTGAAGCTCAATTACTTCATGCAGAAAGACAAGCTAGAGGTGAGGAAAGTTATCAAGGCAAACTTTTAGAAGCTAGGCAAAATGACTATAAAGATGAATTTTGTCTTTTAATTTTAAGTTTCCCAATAATAATTTTGGCTTGGGGAGTCTGGTCAGAAAATCCATCTGCTATGGACAAAGTAAATATTTTCTTTGAACATTTTGCAGCACTCCCATCATGGTTTACTAATCTATGGATTTTAGTTGTAGCTAGTATTTTTGGAATTAAGGGAACACAAGTATTTAGGAATAACAAAAAATAGTTGATGTCAGAAAACTTAGAACTGATTAATGAGTACAAAGAACAAGTAAGAATACTTAAACAAGAAGTCGCTGAATTACAAGACGCTGGTAAATCTAAGGACAGTGCTAATAAAAGATGTTTGCAAAAGCTAGAATATTCTCAAAAAGATTTAGATTCTGCTTTAGAAAAAATAAAACAATTAGAAGAACAAATTAAATTAAAAGATAAAAAGTGAAAATATTTTTAACAATTTTAATGTGCAGTTCAATGGCAAATACTTGTATTGAACCACATACTTTTCCTGAAGCTTATGAAGATGTTTATACTTGTCTTTTAGATGGTTATAAAAAATCTATTATTAAAACTGAGGAAATAGGTAGAGAAGATATAAATACTCATGGCATATATATTAAGTTTGATTGCAAAGAAATTATATTACCAGAGCCAAAACCAAAGGTTGAAACATAATGGCAAAAACTCCTACATGGCAAAGAAAAGCTGGTAAATCTAAGTCTGGTGGACTTAATGCAAAAGGCAGAGCATCTTATAATAGAGCTACTGGTGGCAATCTTAAAGCACCAACAAAATCTAAGACTAGCAAAAGAAGAAAGTCTTTTTGTGCCAGAATGTTAGGCATGAAGAAAAGATTAACTTCTAAAAAAACAGCTAGAGATCCTAACAGTAGAATTAACAAAGCACTTAGAAAGTGGGATTGTTAATGGCAAACAAAACTTGGAAGAAATCTACTAAAATTATTTATGTAAATGATTGTAGAGTTTGTGGCAAAGAAATTTCAAACGATATGAGTTTCTTAGCTTTTGCTGATAAGACTCATGCACACTTTGATTGCGATAGAAAACAATATTACAAACAACTAATACAAAAGGAAAAAAATGCCTAAAGGTAAAAACAAAAAGTACAGTAAAAAACAAATGAAGATAGCAAGAGTTGCAAAGCCTAGAAATAGAATAACTGGTGCAGATTTTGCAAAATTAAAAAAATCTAAAAAAAGGAGAAAAGTATAATGAAAAAAGGTTATCACAAAACTAAATCTGGTAGAATGGCAAAAAAAGGTTTGTACTACTACATGAACAGAAGAAAAAAAGCTGGAACTAGCAGAAAAGGTAAAGGAACTGTATCTGCTAAAGCACTAAAGAGATCAGCAAAAACAGCAAGATCATAATAGAATAGGTTGTCATTAACATGACAGACTAGCTCTAAGCTAGTGGGTTTGAGGTGGGAAAATAACTCTTGTTTCTTGTTTCCAAATGATTATCATTATTATTAATGTTATCAGAAACATATAGGAAACATAAAGATACAATAAGTAAGAAAAGACAGGTGTTTAGGTGGAAAGGCAATTGATTAACAGTCAACTGCTCTACCAACTGAGCTACCGAGGAATATTAAAAAACGAATTAACAATTGGCTTTTACATCAATAGGTGTGGAAAGCCAACTTTTTTTTTGCCTATACTTTTCTTATAAGTTGAATTTTTTTTGTATTTCTATTTGTAAGTGCAGCATAAGAGCAACATAAAATGATACAAATAAACATCATATACCATTTTATTCTCTTTGACATTTGATAATAAACTGTTAATTTAATTAACATCAAAGAAAGAGAGATAATATGAATAAAATAAAGCTAGGCAAAAGAACATGGGTAAATAGTAAAGGTAAGAAACAAAAAGCACATACATTTACTTATAAAGAAAATAATAAAAAAGTTGTAGTACAGAGTCCTAACAAACAATGGTTAGAACAAGAAGCTGAAAAAATATTATTAAGGATTGGTAATATAAATCCTAAAAATATGAATGTAGTTATTTCAGTTCCTCTATCTCATGCTTGGAATGTTTATACTAAAAAATGTAAATCAAGAGCCAATGAACCTACTACAAGTTTTAGTAAAACTACATTTAAAGAATACTCAGAACATTACAAACATATCGCCAAGCATTGTGGTGATGTAGATTTAACTAAAGTTGATGTAGAATATATTGCAGACTTTATTAAAAAGATTGATGATTTAGATTTTGATTATAAAAAGAAAATCTTTCATACCTTTGCTAGAATATATGACACACAAGTTGGCATGGCAGAAACAGATCCATTTAAAGTTAATGTATTTAAAACTGCTACATTTTTTAAAAAAGATGATGCTCC